TTTTTCATTGTTTTATACATTATATCTGCGCCTCTATCAACACTTCCTCCACCTGCTGCTCTAACCGCATCAGCCGTAAAAACAAACTCATTCTTAGATAATCTCGCTGGCACATCGTCTTTTTTCTCATATTCTCCTAATGGCACAAAGCCACCACCTCTAAGGTCCATTTCATTACCACCTAAATTTAACATCTCATCCTCTTGATTCATGATGCCTCCTTCAGCTTTCTTTTGTGCATTATAGAATTTTAAATACTCATTATGTTTTGGATGCATTGCACCCACATCTGGATTTTTTTCATACATTTTTTTCCATCCTTTATATTCAGCATCTTTTTCATACTTTGTAGGCGCCTTATCAATATCTCCACCCTGCGCAACAAATCTTGTAGGACCACCATAGAAATCTAAAGTTCTAGCTATCTCTGGATCTGTGTTAGCCACTGTCGGTAGTTTTTCATCCTCCTCATCTTCTTTAGCAAATAATCCAGCTGCTAAAGATGCTCCTAATATACCCTTAAAAGCTTTATCTGCTGTTAATTTACCAATAAAACTATCTTCACCAAAAATTTTTGGACTTCCAGCTAATTTGTAAGCACCAAAAGCTAAAGCAGCTTTACCTAATGGTGACTTTGCGACTTTTTTAACAGCTCTTGTTGCTTTTTTAAAAGCTTTAGTAATTCCACCACCAAAATAATCTTGTCTTACTTCACCACCATCTGCTCTTTTGATACCAAATCTCTCTGCTAATTCTTTGTCTTTTTGTACTGCTCCTGCACCATAAGAACCAGTGAGTGCTTTATCAAATAAAGATCCCTCCTGAGAAATAGCTTTACCAACATCAAAAGCACCTTGTTTAAGAGCATCCAAACCAAACGGCATGTCATCCTCTTCTGTAAGAATATCTCTTGTTATTTTATCTTGTGTGGTTTTTGATATTGTAGGAGTTGGACGACCAAGTAAACCAAAACCGGACACGTTAGTTGTTGGGCCACCACCAAACACTGTTGGTCCAATCTGAGCTAGTGTAGGCATATTATCTAAATTATCACCAGATCCATATCCTTGTTCATCTCTTTCTTGAGTTGTCATTTGAGCACCTGGATCTCCTCTATCGACTGCTGCTTGTTCTTCAAAATCTAGATCGGCATAATCAACATCACCACCTCTTGCAAACCTTGCACCATAGAATTTTAATATATCATCAAACTCGCTTTTTTTTGGCTCTTCTTTTTTTTCTGTAATAGGTGCTCTTAATCTTCTTATAGGTTCATTATCTCCACCCTCATCTGTTTTTGGACCTGGAAACAAATCATCAAATTGTGTTTGTGTCATGTTTCTAATATCAAACTCATCTTTTATACCAGCACTGATAAGTTTCTCTCCTATTTCAAATTGTTTAGGAGTTAAACCAATAGCTACTGGATCACCTTTATTAGATTGTAATTGTTCTAAAACATAATTTATATCCCCTCTTCTTCCTAAACCTAATTGACCTCTTAATGTTGGTGCAGTGGATCTATTTAAAAAATTAATTATGTTTTCTCCTCTTCTATTTTGTAATCCAGTACCAAGAGCATCAATACCTCTTTGAAAAAATCCTCTGTCTGTAGCGTTATCAGATACACCCATGCTAATATAATCTGGAGTTCTAAATCCAGCATCAAATCTAGCTTGATCTATAGCTAATTGTTCTTCATTATCCATGCTAGCGTATTCACTTGGACTAGGTCCACCGGTAAGACCCATAGACTCCATCATTTCAGCCACATCATCCTCTTGATCTCGTCCTCCCACAGCAAACCTTTTCCTAGGTGCTCCACCTTCGGCTAGTAATTGTCTGGCTATATTTGATCTAATTATTGACATTTTTTCACACTACTTGGTTTTAGGGAACAAATCAAGTGAAGGCATGATTACTTTAACATCTCGTCTAATCTCTGCTTCTGGTACACCTTTTGCCTTCCATTCGTCCTCTGTTTTGTATACCTCACCTGTTTTAAGGTTAGATATGGTCGTTATTATCTTCTCTGGTTTTATTGTTTCCATTACGTCGTTACCTCTCTTGGTTCTATTTCTAATATAGAGGCTATGACATGGATTCTTCCAGCATAGCCCACTTGTACTTTTAATATTTCAGAAGCCTCCATGACTAAAGGCTGAGTTAAAAGTTCTACTGTAGTATTAGCAGATATTGACTTACTCTTAAATAAACTAAATATGTTAGATGAAGCATCAACTAACGTTACAGTAATTGTGTCTCCTGATCCTGAGTCATCAGATACTAGAATAGATTTAACTACAGCTGTTTTAAAAGAAGGCACTGTGTATACAGTCGTTAGATCTGTAGATGTTAAATCATTCTTTTTATTTATAAAACTATTTGCCATTATGTTAAAAAGAAGTTTGCAGCTTCCATTTCATCTTTTAGTTCTTGTTGATACGTTGTATTTAATTTTTGTATTACACCGTCAAGATCCCTGACCTGTGCATCAGCTACAGATTGTTTATATTCTTCACTGGGTCTTGTTAATACTTGCACTATCTTTGCCATTATCTTCTACCATCCGCTTGTAAATCTAATCTAAACGTGCCTAACTTCCAATCTTGAGCTGTGCTTGTGTTTTCTACTTTTAATGCAATAGCTCTGGCTCTAGCTCTTGTGTCCACCTTTGTTGTAGAGGATGTTACTGTAAAAGGTCCTAACGAGGAACTAGCCGCAGTATCGTTTGAATAATTTTTTAAATTAAGTGTTATTTGTGTATTACCAGTTTGAGATACAAAGTCTGGTATAAATCTTCTTATCTTCATCATAAACTCTCCGTCACCTCTAAGATCTGCAATATTAGTTTGTGCACCTCTAATAACTCTTTGTGTGATATCAAAGTCACCTGATAATATGTTCGCTGTAATAGCTGTTAC